CGTGACATAGCCCTATTCAAGCGCGGTAAAGGCGAGCCGCGATGGATAATGATAGTGCCTGACAGGGTGCTCGAGCAGTTTGTAAAGGACTATGAAATAAAGAAGAAGGTAAAAGATGATTGAGTTTGACGAGTGCAAGCTATCTGAATACCAGCGCAAGAATATTATAGAGAAAACATTTATCAAGAAGATGACTTCTCTCTATCGACCACACAAACACTTGGTCGAGCAAAATGCTATCGATGCGTTTACAGCAGAAGCAGTTGAGATGCTAAACAACAGACTGCCATTTGCTCAGAACCAAGATCACTTTGTTGATATGCTTCGCAAGGTATGGCGCAAGGTAGTTGACGGACATACATCTACATTCTTTTTCAATCTTGCAGACATAAGTAAAGCTGCATCCAACGTGGCATCGGAGCATTACCGTACACACGTTGCACCATTCCAACCCAAGGCGATATTTAATGACCCTCGCCATGAAGTAAGGGGAAGTAAAGATGACCCTGCTTCACAGGGCTGGACAAAAAAGAAAGCACAGGCGGCTATCGATGACACCCGTGCGCAGATCGAGGCGGGTGATCTGCCTCGTGGTATAGGCGAAATACTAATCCGAATCCCAACCAAAGCGTTGGAAAGATTAATTGCAAAGGAGGAACAACATGGACAGAACTAAATCAATCGGCGGCTCGGATGCCCTGAAGATTATGCGCGGTGACTGGTCATCACTATGGCTGGAGAAAACAGGACGCACACAACCTGAAGACCTAAGCAATGTGTTTGCAGTACAGCTCGGTATTGCGACGGAAGACTTCAACATCCGCTGGTTTGCAAGAGACATGGGCGTAGAAATCACAGGCAAGCAGACGCAGTACCAAGGCAGAAGCGCACACGGCGTACCACTCAGAGCCACACTCGATGCAGAGTTTATGTATGAGGGGCAACGATGTGTCCTTGAAGTCAAACACACCTACGAAGGCAACACACTCAGTAAGCAAGTGGCAAACTACATGCCGCAACTGCAACTCTACATGCACATGGCGGCAGTGCCTTTCATTTACTTTGCAAATATCTTTGGCAATCGCCGCTATGAATATTGCAAGGTGAGTTGGGACAAGCATTACTATGACACCATGATGGTAAATATAAATGAGTTTTGGAGCTTGGTACAAAGCGATACAGCTCCACCAAATGCTGTCCATGTCCCATCTATCGGGATAGATCACATCGAACTAGACGACATGGTTGCTCGATGTGCAGACGGAGACAACATGTTCCTCGATCAAGCGCACCAGTTTATCGAAACAATCGAAGCTCACTCAATGCACGAGTCAGCAAAGAAAACTTTAAAAGCCATGGTTGCCAACAACGAAAGGGAAGTTTATTCGCAACCACTCACGATCAAGCGATCAAAGAACGGAGCATTGCGCTTCAACATAAACAAAGACGGGACTACAGAGTAGCCCCGTCCATCGTCAATCGAAAGGAGATTTACTATGACAGCATTCACCGACACAGGCCCACTCATAGATGAGGAGGCAGAACCATTAGAGCATATGATCGGTAACGAGTACAGCCTTGGCTGGAGAAGTGTGTGGATTCATACACCTCAAGAAGCCGTGCGTATTCTGTATCGAGGCGGTCGTTTAGAACTAACAGTTGTGAGGAAGTATGAGAATTAGAATGGCAACAGTCGCCAAGGTAATAGCTGAGGAATTCAACGTAACTGTAGAACAAATAAAAAGTCCAAGTCGTGTTCGCAGGATTATCATTCCTCGGTTTTCTTTCTATTGGTTGTCTTATAAGTACGGACATTCCCTACCAAAGATTGCCGCTTGGACTGGTGGTCGAGACCACACTACTGTCTTGCATGGAAAGAATATAATTGACGCCTACATTGGCTTTGACAAGCTAAATGAGCTTGATTCCAAAGTCCAAATGTTTAATAATCAAATGTATCGTCAAACAGAAGGAGAGGATGATGAGTGATAACTTATCGCTGTGGAACAGCGTCAAAGAATCAAACCCTAAATATCTAAAGAAGGTTAGTATTGGTGCGCGGTCGTTCACCAGCATCGACCCTCAGTATCAAATTAGATCAGCAACAGAAGCCTTCGGCCCAGTAGGTAAAGGCTGGAGTTACGATGTAGAGTACAAGTATATCACTCATGGTGATGTAACTATGTGCGTTGCAGAGATTACTATAATCTATTGGGTAGGTGGTGAACTTCATAAGTACGGACCTGTTGCTGGATGCAGAACATTTATTCATATGAACCACCCAAAACGTGGGACTGTGATAAATGAGGATGCGCCTAAGATGGCGTTGACTGACGGATTGACTAAGGCATTGTCGCACCTTGGTTTCAATGCGGATGTGTTCCTTGGAGAACACGATAACAAATATGCGGCAGAGGCGAAAGCAAAAGGAGAATGGTGATGTCTGAACATGACAACACAAACCGTGGTGCGGTATTCCCACCGTACCCCGAACAAAAGATGATCTTAACTGGTAAGGCAAATAATGATGGGCAGGATGAAAACCTGATCTTCACTATGACGCAGACCAAAGATGGTAGAAAGATTATTGATATCTACAAGAAGGTCGGAACCTTGTTCGAAAACGATAAGAAAGGGAACGACAAAGCCCCAGATTACACTGGGCCGTTTGATGGACGCCGCATTAGTACATGGCGGCAGAGCAAAGGCGACTTGAAATACATGTCGCTAGAGATTTCTGACAAGCGCACACAGGATGCAGGCGGCAATACTAGCAAGCCTGTAGACGACAGCATCCCGTTCTAATGAACTGGGAAGAGCGTGCATTACGGGCGGAAGATGCCCTGCGCGAGATAGCCGCCATCCCCAACGACAGTAGGGGGTGGCGGTTACACCGCAAGCAAATAGCAGAGGAATACATTATGAACCTGACAGGCCCACACCATTTCTATATGAGAGCCGCCGCAGAAAAAGAATATGCGGCTGAACTTTGTTACAAAGGCACGGACGGAGCCAATCACACAGTCGTGATAAGCGACGCGCAAATGCTCAACATGCTAAGAATTGCGGCTGATATTGTATCGCAACGAGGCTTGCTCAAGACTACTTCTGATACTTCTGAGTAAGGTAATTCAAGTAGTCTGCACCTGTATCTACATCTACAAAGCACTGAGTAAACCCAGTAGGGTTAGACGCATTAGGGTCTATCACTTGCAAGATTGCATGTCCAAAGCGTTGGTTATCAAACCCTTTGACTAGCGCATATGTATCCCAATACTTGTAACCACGAGCGCGAGCCAGCCATGTAGTCATGCCCTGCTCGACCAACTCCACGTTAGCCAGCGCCCAGTTGTGTCGATGTCCAGCAATATAGAGATGAGCATTGCTTTTAAACATTGCCATCTTCTGCTGTGCGTGAAGCGGATTCCACTGACTGTGCCCAGGCATGTCGTGTGCGGCATGGATAAAGCAGCTCTTACCATTTGGAAACTTCATTTCTATTCTGGCTTCCCAGTCTTCATGGATGGTGCGTGATCGAGCCATCCACTTGAGAGGGTCGCCAGCACCAGTCCACATATCGTGGTTGCCACTAATCAAGATGAGAGGGTTGATGCTCTGGATGAGCCACTCAACTAGCTTCCATGCAGTCTCATGCGAAGTGTCCTGATCTGCGTATAAACGCGACAGACGACCAACCCAGTTATTCTGGTAGTCGCCAAGACCGCAAGCATAGATATTAGAATTAGATTGAATGATATCCACATGATGACGCAGAGTTTCCCAATCACAGTAGTTATCATCCACATGCGGGTCTCCCATCCATAGAAGCCCTATGGGGGCGTTCGTCTTCATTCTGATACCTCGCCACTTCTTAGCTTCGATATGCTCTCTACGCTTCTTAAAACGGCTTGTAAGGCTATCTACGATTTCATCTACAGGGATGTCATCGTCTGGTAATTCTTCTACCTCATATGAAATTAAATTAAGATCAGGTTCAATGTTGTTTGCCTGAGCTGTGCGAAGCCTAGCTTGGAATGTTGTGCGTGGTAATTGCAGATACTCTGCGGCTTTCTGTATAGAATTGAATTGTTCGAAGGCATTGACCGCCTCGATCATTAGCTTGGTGGATAGTTTAGGACTTGGCATTACAATCTAGCATGAGTTGTTTTAACTCTTCTGCTCTCCCTTTTACCTGTTTAAACCAACGTGAATCTTCCATCTCATAAGCCGCACGCTCATAATCTCTTTCTTCGAGCGCCGCCCAGAACTTCTTGAACTGAGACAGACGAGGCCATCCGATGTTGAAACACATGTTGGCGATGACGATTTGCGCGTTTTCTGGCAGGTCAGTCCACCAGTACACGTTCTTATTAAGCTCTTCTACAACGACATCAATGTCGTCCAGAAGCATTTGCTCTGCCGCTTTCTCTGTAATTGGAGTAAGTAAGTTGTGACCATATCCAACAGTAGGAACACCAGCAGTGCAGTGATACATTTCAAGGCGCAGACCTTCGTGCCTCTTCAGCATTTCTGTAAGTTGAGTAATCATTTTATTTCTTTAATTGCGTGATAGATTTCAAACCAAATGAAGCGGCGATAGATGCAAGTATGCCCCACTGAATCCAGTCAGGGGCAGTACGCAGGAAGTCAAACCCTGCTTGCATGTAAGGTTGCAGTGGTGGGATGAAGCTTGCCAGTATGATAAAGATAAAGGTTAAAGTCCAAGCCTCATCTTTCCATGAGTTATCGGAAGAGGACATAGCTTGTGCATCCCAGCTTCCGTCTTGCTCGACCTTCTTAACTGTGGCTTCTACCTTGGCGACTTCTAACTTAGCTTTCGCCTCAGCTTTCTTTTGCTTTCCTTCAAGCCAAGTCCCTGCAATATTGGCTATCGGGCCTATCAATGCTTGCAACATGACAGTCTCCTAGTGGACTATTTCTCCCTCAGATGGTCCACCATTTATAATTGAAAAGATTTCCTCCGCCGCTACATGAGCGTGGTCAATGTCATCAAAGTAACTAATACGCACAACAACTTGATAGCCAAGATTGTTGCGTTCGATACTAACTCTTAAATCAAACTCGTCTTCATCATCCATTTGAATAACTTAGCGATTGATTTGACTTATCACAACATAAATAATTATCGCCACGATACCAAATGCGGCAATCAAAAGAGCAAGTAGTAGTATTTTTTCTGCCTGTTTCTTGCGACGAATTCGATTTTGTTTATCAATTTCTTTTTGTTCTCTTAATCTTTTCTTATACTCAGCTTGGATTTCATCATAGAAACCATTGTGAAACCTTAGATCGAGCATCATCTTCAGCTCGTAAAGCATCTCTTGTTGTTGCTGGTACTCAATCATTTCGATGGCAACATCTTTAAGACCGCCGTTAAAGCGCTTCTTATTAAATTCTTGGTGGCCTTCAAAGATATTTATTAGACGTTCGCCAATGGCTCTGGCGTCATCTATCGTGTCAAGATTTGACTTAATAAAATCGATGCCCTCTTTTGCAAGAGCCAAACCAGTAAGTATTGTGGTGACTGGCTCCAAGGCATCGGTTTCCTACTTAGATTTCTTTAGTAATTTTTTTACTGTTTCAGTTTCATAGATACGAAGAAGCACCCAAACTAAAGATGCAAGCGCTGTAGCCTCTGGCAACCAGCTAAAGTAAGCGCCAAGAGTTACGCCGCCAGCTACCACATCAACAGATTGTTTGACTTCTTCGTTCATCAGTCTGCCTCCCCAATCACAAGTGTGCCAGCTTCAACTTGGCGCATGATTTCTGCGTAGTCTTTATTTTCAGATACGCATGGAACAAAAAAATCCTTGCCATTTATCGTGCATTTAATAACTCGAACACCAGTGTCCTCATCATCAGCTAAATATATTGCATTTTCTATAATCATATTATTAAATCTCCGCATCAGCTTCCCATTGTCCTATCGCCCTGTAAGTTGAACCAGCACTTGCAGAAACTCTTGTTAAAAAAACTTTTGTACTAACTGAACTTATGTTTAAAGAGCTACAATTATAATAAACTACATTAGAAGCGCTGATTGTAGGAGAGGTTCTCATTTCAACTAGGAATTTTCCTGAACTATTAAACAAGTATATGGTTGTAATTGCAGAATATTTATACCCATATCCTCCATCGCTACCTATATCACCAGATACATAGTACCGCTGACACAACGCCAGTTCTTCACCATAAGACCGATGCTCAAATTCGGTGGCGACGGAGCCGACTTCAAGTTGGACGCCTGTGATGTTTAGAGATGCGCCAGAAGTTTCATTAATCTTTACGCTTCCAGTAATATATCTAAAGTCTCCGCTTTGCCATGAATCTGCTGTAGCTGTTGAGCCATATCCAAAACCCATGTCCCAATTAACATAAATTCCAACGCTATTATTTGTTAGCCATGTCCCAGAAGTGTCGCCAGCAATTTGAATAGTTTTGTGTTCCCAAGTGTTCGCTGAGTTTATAGTGTATTGCGTAACAAACGACCTAGCATTACCGTTATTTTGTACGTTGATAGAAAAATCACCAGTTAAAGTTGACTTAACCCAAAAAGAAAGAACAACATTTTTTGCGTCAGATGTGCCCCAATTTAAATGAGCAGAATTGTATCCCTCAATCCCTTGCACAAAAGAAGCATAATCACTTCCAGTAACACTTACGCCTGTACCGCATGAATACTTAAGGCTATTGGTAAAACCTGCTGGAGCATCAGCCACCTGTTGAGCAGTTGACGTACTTCCCGAAGCTGGACCATAGCATGTGAATCTATCTGCGCTAAATTTGGCAGAGCCACTCAAAGCAACAGAGCCTCCGTTGTTTCTCTGGTCAATTCTCATATCACCATTAATGATAATATTCTTCCGCCCAGACGATACGCTTCCAAGCTGGGCTATTTCACGGGCGTTACTCATTATTCTGCCTCCTCAATAGTTAGTTCGCCAGCTTCAACTTGGCGCATAATTTCGGCGTAGTGTGTGTTGGCTAGGTCTTGTGGTATGCAAATCTCAACACCATTAAACATTGCGCGAATAAAAACTTGGCCATCAAAAGGGCTGGTTTCATATTGTGCGTTTTCAAATTCCATTTTTATAACTCCGCATCAGCCGTATATTTATAGGTGTAAAATCCACCATTCACAGTAGAGTTTGATGTTTTATAAGCATATTGTCCGAATGGTGTGCCAACACCACTTGGATTGGTTAAAGCAAAACCCTGTGGTGTTGCATAAATTGTGTAAGTCATTGTTGGGTTAGTTCTCATTTGAACAGGGAATGTTGAACTATGATAATAAATATAACCACTTACAACATAACCACTAAAGATATTTTGAACGGTTGACGCATTGTTATAATAGCGTTTGCATAACATTAATTCTTGACCATAAGGTTGCCGATCAAACTCTGTGGCGACTGAGCCGACTTCAAGTTGGACATCGGTCATTTGGAATGTTGCGCTGGTTGTGCCGATCAAGTTTAGAGTCTGACCATAAAGTCTTTTTGCGTTAGTATATGCACCCCAAGATGTATTATCTGTTCCATTATATGCAGACCCAGCCGCAAGACCAATCCACAAACGCAATCTTTGTGCATTATCGTTGGTGATCACATCTGTCGTGTTGCCAGCAAAGGTTACAGTTTTGTATTCCCATGTGCTTGCGGAATTTATTGTAAATGTTGAGCCAATCATTGTGGCTGTGCCAGCCATATATAAACCAATAGCGCAAACTCCTGTTTGCGAAGATTTAACCCAAAGAGAAACAGTCAGTGGTTTTGCCGAGCTTGTTCCCCAAGCAAGTTGTTGAAGGTCTAGCCCCTCAAATGTCTGTTCAATTTCAACATAGTCATTAGTAATGTCTGCATCAGCAGTAGTTACTGTAATCTTTTGGCTATAACCAAAACCATCTGGTGCATCAGAGCTTTGCTCTAAAGTTACAGTTTCTTCTGCTTCACTGTTATAAAACCATCTGTCACACTGATACGTTGAGGTTGTTACACCAGTGATTGTAGTGCCGCGCTGTGCCACCTGCATTGCGCCGTTGTATATCAAATTTTTCCGACCGCCGATCTGGCCGCCGTTAATTGAGCTAGCATTAATTACCGCTGGGTCGCTAGCGCTACCAACGCTATCAAAAATCGTATCTACTTGGTTGCCGAAATAAGGCATTGTGTCACCTATTAGGTTGAGATGTCGTCAACTGTTGAAACCCACGCATCCGCGCTGGTGGCTGTA